TGGTGGTGGTGGTAGTGGTTCAACTACAAAACCAGATTTTTATCCTGCAAAAATAAGTGAAACTATACAAAGTACTTTTATAGAAGGTCTTAACGCTACAATATTTAATCAAGGTCAAGGACCTGTAACAAATTTAAGCACAGTAGTACCTTTACAAGGTTTAGAAAACATGCAGATAAAGGTAGGTAATAGTACTAAAGAAATACCAACAGGTGGTGTTGAGTTTGATACTAAATCATTTGAGCTAAAAATAAACGAGTTTGATGGTGAAGTAGCTATATTAGATTCAGCCGGAGATGCAGTACTTACGCAAATAGGTGAAGGACAATTTGTTGCTGGTAAAACAGCAAAGAAAAAAGAATTAAAATCATATTCATTAAATGATCCTAAAGACTTTGCAAAACTATATAATGATTTAGGTACAGATTCAAAAGCTAGAAAAGATGATTATGCTACTACAGGTCTTGTAAAAGCTGAAATAGGATTTGTAGGTAATCTTAACGTTACTAAAGAAATATTTAACAATAACTTTGATAAATGGCAAACTAGGATAAATGCTAAACCACTTTTAGCAAAAGAGTTATTTAGACATGTACTTAAAGGTGATATGAAACTTGGTAGTGGTGAAGGAGCTATACCAATTGCATATTACACAAATCTTAGAAAAAGACATAAACTCGTATACGAAAAATTAGAAGAAGAACTAAACAAACAAAAATAACAAATTATGACAAGACTGGAATATATCAACAGTTTGATAGATTCTGGTTTGACTCCAGAAGAGATTGAAGAAAAACTTCAAGAGTGGGATTTAGCAAATGCCGCTGAAACAGATGAGAGCTCAAATCAAAATTTTCAGACAGGTGTCGCGAATGTAGGTGCGAACGAGGCACCTCAGAGCCAAGCACCAATAGATACGGAATCAGCATCGGATCCTGGTTTATCGGAGTCACCTCCGGCAATGCCAAGTAGAGGTCAAATACTAACTGGTGTACAACAACCAACAATTGATGAGTTAGATTATGATCAAGCTAAAAGCTTATTATCATCATTATCATACCAGGAAAGAAATAAATTTACCAGACAAAGAGGTGAAAAGTATAGAGGTAATAATGCAGACTTTTATGATCAAGAATTATACATAGCTGATGTAAAAGAGTTTGTTAAAAACAGAGAATTAGTTCAACCAAAAGATGTTGAGTCTGCAAATTATCACATGGATAATATATTTGACAGAGTAAACAACTTAACAGAAGATGACTACGATGCTGTTAATGACATGGATATTAACAGATACTTTGGTTTTATTGAAGAAACAGGTTATTTATCCAGAGATGCTAAGTTAGATATAAACAAAAAAGATAGACCAGAGCATTTAAATCGAGTTAAAAAAATAAGAGAATATTATAATAGTAAAGTTAGAGAAGGTCTTACTAGTAAAGAAATACAAGAAGATCCTGAGTTTATAAGACTAAAAAATAATAAAGACACAAAGTTTACATCAGATAAACAATATGACGATTATTTAAAAAACGTCCACTTCAAAAACGATCCAGAGAAATACACAGAATACAAAAAGTATCAAGAAGACGGATCACTCCCCAACAATCAAGATTTTAAAAACATATCATACGAAAATCAACACGCGTATAAGTATAATCTTATGGAAAAAATGATGCGTGGTGTTGACGACGAAGATGTACAAGCTGAAATACAAAAAAGAATATGGGATAAAACTAACTTTAAAAACAAAGATGCAGCTTTAAATTATTTAGAAGATAGAAGCGAAGACAGTGTTTTTAATTTTTTAGAAACAGAAGGTGCTAAGATATATGAGCAAAAAGATGAGTATGAACTAGCAATAAAACCATATCAAGATAAACTTGCTTCAATAAATCAAAAAATAGCATCTTATTTAGATGATCAAGGTAATATAAAAGACATAGATGATCTTGATAAGATAATTGAACTTGCAAAAGAGCAAGAAGATATTATGCAGTTAGTAGATGAAAAAGGTCTTGTAAAAATGTATGAAGACATAATTTCCAATGTTAACAACCATACAATGATGTTAAACCAATGGAGACAAAATGTTAAAGATATACAAAACGCAAGTTTGTTTGAACAAGCCGCTGCTAAAGATTATTCATTTACAACTAGAGCTTCTATAGCTTTAGAAGATTTTATTGTTGGTGATATATATCACAACTTTGGTGCTTTGTTACAAGAAACAGGTATGAGATTAAGTGGTCAAGGTATTGCTGCTTTATTTTTAGGTGAAACTGGTAGAAAAATGTTAGACGCGCAAGCATCTATAATATGGGAGTCTGCTATAGACTACAATAAAAAGATGGATGCTAAAAGAAAAGCTGTATTACCACAAGATTTAAAACTTGCTGATATTGGTGATAATAATGTTAGTTTTGGTGATTGGTTTGGTGAGGCTATTGCTAATAACTCGCCTTCAATACTTACAGGATTTATTCCAGGTGGTGGTGGTTTATATGCTGGTGCTATAAAATCTGGCTTTTCAAAACTTGCAGCTAAAAAAGGTACAGAAGCTGCTATTAAAAAATACGGCACAAGAGCTCAAGTATTACGAAAAGCTAAAAATGCTAGAATATATACAGCAAATACAGCTGGTACAATGTTTTTCTTAACAGAGTCTGGTAGTAAAATAGGTGATTTACAACAGCATCAAAAGTATGCAATATCAGAACTAGATCTTACAAAAGAAAATAATATATACAATAAATTAGATAAATTAAAACCAGGTACTATAGAGCATAGGTTAATGGAAGAAGAGATACGTAACCTAGAGCATGTGGCTGATTATAACTTTGCTCAAAAAGCATTTACATCATATGCTTACGGTACTACAGCTGCTTTGTTTGAAAGGTTTGGATCTATGAAATGGGTGCAAGATGCTAGTGAAGCTGCAATGAGAGTTGGTTATAATGAGTTTAGAGGTAATATATATAGAAGTTTACCTAACTTTGCTAGAACAATGACGTTTAATACTGCTAAAGGTGTTTTACCTATACTTGGTAAAGGTATGACTATAGAACAGTTTGAAGAGCTAGGTACTCAATTATCACATAACTTTTTTGATATAACTGTTTTAGGTGAAAAACAAAGTATGTTAGAAGGTATTGATGCAGACTTCTTTGCTAACAACGCTGTTACAATATTAGGTATTGGTACTCCAACAGCTGGTGTAAATATAGTTAACTCTGTTAAAAATGAATTTAGATTAAGAGAAGAGGCTTTAAGAAACAGTAGAAATGCTCAAGAGTTAGATCAAATAAACATGGATCTTAAAAAGTTAACTGGTAACAAAAGAAAAGAAGCATTAAAAAGAAGAAGACAGTTATTTAAAGAATTAGCACTTGCTGATTTTTATAGTGTAACAAAACTTAATAGATTAAAAGATAAACCTGGTAATATACTTGCTGCTGCTGATGCTGCTACTGAAGCTAGAGAAGCTTTAAGAAGTGGTGAAAGCTTAGGTAGAGGCATGGGTATAAATGAGTCGGATCAAAAAACTAAAAAAGAACTTCAAGATAGATATAGAAAAGCTAAAGCAGCTATGGAAGAAGATAATGCTTTAGGTGCTATAAAAGTAAGAAACCAAAAAGAATTAAACGAATATAAAGAAAAATTAGGTATACAAGATGATAAAGATATAGATGTAGACTTAATGTATGATTATGGTTTGTATCACGCTTTTGCAGATGCTGCTCAAGCTATGTTACCTAAAAATGGTAGATATATTGTTGTAAAAGATCCTAAAAATATGGTTAAAGAGTTGCAGGATCAAGGATTAACAGAAGCTGAAATAGCTGAAGTACAGTCAAAATTACAAAAGAAAATAAATGGTAAAGACGTATTAACTATATTACAAGCAAGAGGAACTATACTAGGAAATAATACTATAGTTATTAATGAGCAAGCTGTTGTAGAAAGTTTATTTAAAGCAAATAAATTAGGTTTAGCTTCTATTGAAGAATCAAGATATGCTGCAGCTGCTCCGCTAGAAGAACTATTTCATTTAAGAAACATAGGTGCTAATATAGTAGATAAAAAAGGTAGATTAAATAAAGCTGGTGTTAAAGCTGTAAAAGATGCTAGAAAAGCTTTTGAAAAGAAATTTAAAGCTGGTCTTTTACCTAAAGTAAGTAAAAAAGAATATGAAGCTTTAATAAATAGATTTAAGCTTTATGAGGGTAAAAGAAAATATGCTAGAACAGATTATGAAGAGATACTAGCTCAAATGAACAATGCTGCTTTATTAGGTGTTTTAAAACCATCTGATTTAATAGAAAATCCAAGCATAGGTAATTATGTTAGAGACCTAGTGTCTAACATAATGGGTGATGCGTTTTTTATGTATGAACTTAACTCACCTGATAATGTATTTAGGTTTATAAGACAGTTTGAAAGATCTGCTAAATCAGTAGCTCAAGTTCAATTAGCTCCTGAAGAAGAAGATGAAATAACAAAACAACAAAAAGCTTTTGAGGTTAATAAAGTACCTGTAGATAATATATTTAACACAACAGAGGGTACTCAAGGTATAGACAAGGATAGAAATAAAAAAGCATTTGATGAGGCTTTTGAGTTAGGTTTGCTAGATAATGCTATAGATACTGAGTTTAGAAAAGTACAAGATCTACCAGGTATTGATAGTAAAGCTACAGAAGATTTTAAACAAAGTATGTATGAAGAGTTATTACCACATGCTTTAAACTTTGACTCAAATACTAATGATAGTTTCTTTGGTTGGCTTATGGGATCTAAACGTTTTAAAGGTTTAAATGTTGTTAGAAAGAAAAATGTAGCAATTAAACCTAAGTTTGAAGCTGATATAACTGATCCTGTTTTTGGTAACATGGTAGCAACAGATGTAAATACATTTGATTTGTCAGAAATAATGGAAGACGTTGCTACTTATGTAGAAGTTACATTAGATGATAAGGGTAATGTAAAGTTAACAAGTGATTTATTTGACGATGCTGTACTACAAGAAATTCAAAACGTAACAGCAAGAGAAATAACAGTTGCTAAAAATCAAATATATCAAGACTATAGCAAGAATAAAAAAGTAAACCCATTTGTTGGTGAACTTAAAAAATCTTTACAAAAACAAGCTGATATTATAGTTAGAAAAGCTATGGGTAAAATGTCAGATAAATCTTACGAAACTTTTCTTAAAAAACATAAGCAAACTATACTAGATAACTCTACAAAAACATATTTATCTAAATTTTTACCTGAAGCAGTTTTAAAATCTGTTGGAGGTAGAAAAGTTATTGAAGATGGTAAGGTTGTAGGTTTTATACCTAATTATGTTCCACATAGTGTATGGGGTAAAAAAGGTACTAAAATAGATAAAGAAATAGCTGCAGTTCACGGTAGAACAGCACAACACCAAATAATGAAAAAAGATCCTAACTTTGAAATAAGTGATCAAGACTGGATTAACATATTCATTAAAAATGGCAAAGCTTTAGGCATGAAAAAAGAGTCAATAGCAAAGCAAATAGCTTTTAAAGTTGGTTTTGATATGTTTAGAGGTCAAGCTCAGTTAGACAAAGGTAAACTGTTAGATGCTTTTAAAATTAACATGGAGCTAAAAGATGTTTTACTAAAAGAAAACTATGTTGCTGAGTTAGGTATGCAGTTAGACATGGGTGAGTTTGAAAAACAAAATAAAGCATTTAGTGATGAAGCTGTTGCTAAATTACCTCAAGGTATCATGGGTCAAACGTTTACAGATACAATACTTGACTTAATGGATTTAATAGATAAAGATTATAATGGTATTGTTGATAAAGTTATTGATGAAGATGGTAATTTTAAAAATCAAGACTTAAATAAATTATATCCAGCTTGGGCTCCAATGTTTGCTAAAGAAATAATGGATATAGGTGTTTATCAAAATCTTGGTTTTATTAACATGCTAAGAAGACTTGGTGTAGATAAAGGTCTTATAACAGAGTTTCAAAACATTACAAATATAGGTTCAAAGAAAGTAAAAGGAATAACAACAACAGAAAGAGAGCATGTGGCAAAACTAAACCTTGACGTTGTTGCACCTGCTTTAGCACCTGTTTTAGATGTAATTGGTATTGAAATATTAGGTTATGATGCAAGAGTTTTAGATCCTGCTGCTACTAAAGTAGATAAAAAAGCTACATTAAAAGCAGAGAAAGAAGCTAAAAAGAACAAACAACCTAGACCTAAAAGAGTTTTAGTTACAGATAAAAATGGTAAAATAGTAACAGGTTCTTATTTCAATAATTTTAGTAATGTACAAAATGCTGTAGCAGAAAACAAAGGTAATGTATATATTCCTAGCTTTGTAAAAGAAAATGATAAAAAAGCTTATGTAGCAAAAATAGAAGATGCTATTAAAGATGTTGTTTTATATAATTCTCAAAGTGGTAGAATGAAAGAGATCAACGAAGATATATATTCTGTAGAAGGCGTAGATAATCAAAAAGCAAAAGCTAAAACTTATTCTGAAGAAATTAATAAAGCAAACAAAGCTAACACTATAGTTTTAGGTCATGTTATAGAAACATTAAGAGATTTATATCAAAATGGAAAAATAGATACTAATTATTTACTTGGTGTTTTACAAGCACAAACTAATATAAAAGATGGTTTTAGAGGTATAAGTACCTGGAACCTATTACATTTAGATGGTAAAAAACGATCAGCTAAAGAATTACAAGGATTAGGTATGCCAAGATCTTATGGTGAACATTTACTAGCTAATGTTGTTATGATGGGTCACATTGCTAAAACAGTAATACAACCTGGTGATATTGATGTTATGGCTGAAATGCAAGATGCTATGATAGGTTTTACTCAACTAACAACCTTTGCTGATTATACAAAACAATTAGATAAAGACTTAGGTAGAGCTAACCCAGAGTTAAATATAGATCGTATAAACAAAATGGGTAGAGCAGCGATAAATAATATATTTACTTTTGATGGAGTACCTTTTAGAGAATATAGAGCTAAACAAATGTCTGTTAAAACATTTGATAAAAAATTAAAAGATGCTAGAATATTTGATCAAGCTTTTGAAAAACTAAATAAACCTTTTGCTGAAGACAGAGGTATTACTGTACTAGACTTTGATGACACTTTAGCGTTTAGTGAAAGTAATGTTATAGTAAATATGCCAGATGGTACTACTAAAACAATAACACCAGCTCAGTTTGCAACAGATGCCGCTGAACTAGAAAGATTAGGTGCTAAGTTTGATTTTAGTGAATTTAATGATGTTAAAAAGGGTAGAAAAGGTCCTATGTTTGATTTAGCATTAAAAAGACAACAGAAGTTTGGTAACAAAGATATTTACGTTTTAACTGCAAGACCACAAGCTTCTGCAAGAGCTATACAAAAGTTTGCACAGAAATTAGGATTATATATACCATATAAAAACATAACAGGTTTAGAAGATGGTAGACCAGAAGCAAAAGCTAAATGGATAGCTGGTAAAGTTGCAGAAGGTTATAATAACTTCTATTTTGCTGATGATGCTATTAAAAATGTAAAAGCTGTAAAAGATATATTAGAAAAACTTAAAGTTAGAAACGACGTACAAGTTGCTAAATACAGCAAAGCATTTGATCCTGGTGTTAGATTTAACGAAATATTAGAAGAAGTTAAAGGTATAAGCAAAGATGCTACATACTCTGATGCTGCTGCTAAAATGAGAGGTAGAACAAAGAAAGAAAGCTTTTTCATGCCATATTCAGCTGAAGACTTTGAAGGTCTTATGTATTCATTTATGGGTAAAGGTAAGCAGGGTGAAGAACATATGAAGTTTTTTGAAGACTTTTTATTTAAGCCATTTGCTAGAGGTCATGATGCTATGAATAGACAGAAACAAGTTATGCAAAATGACTATAAAGCATTGAAAAAAGCTATGCCAGAAGTACATAAAAAATTAAGAAAAGATTCTGGTTATAATGATTTTACTTTTGATCAAGCTGTAAGAGTTTATATATGGAATAAAATAGGTGTTGATGTTCCTGGTTTATCAAAAAGAGATACAAAAGCTTTAACAGATATTGTTAAAAAAGATGCTGATATGACAACCTTTGCTGATACGTTAATGAAAATAACAAAAGCTGAAAATAACTGGGCACCAACAGAAAGTTGGCTAGCTGGTACTATAGGTTTAGATATGCAAGAGATAAACCATACAGTTAAAAGATCTGAGTATTTAGCTGAGTGGATTACAAATAAAAATATTATATTTTCAAAAGATAATTTGAATAAAATAGAAGCCGAGTATGGTACTGATTTTAGAGAAGCTTTAGAAGATATATTATATCGTATGGAAAACGGTACTAACAGAAACTTTGGTCAAAATAAATTTGTAAATGAATTTATGGACTGGGTTAATGGTAGTGTTGGTGTAGTTATGTTCTTTAACACTAGATCAGCAGTACTACAGAGTATATCTTTTGTAAACTTTGTTAACTGGACTGATAACAACATGTTAAAAGCAGGACAAGCATTTGCTAATCAACCACAGTTTTGGGAAGATTTTTCTACATTATTTAATTCTGACTTTTTAAAACAAAGAAGATCTGGTTTAAGACAAGATGTAAACTGGCAAGAAATAGCAGATCACGTTAAGAAGTCTAAGAATAAAACAAAAGCAGCAATACATTGGATGTTACAAAAAGGATTTTTACCAACACAAATGATGGATAGTTTTGCTATTGCTTTAGGTGGTGCTAGTTTCTTTAGAAATAGAATAAACAGTTATAAACAACAAGGTTTAAATCAACAAGAAGCTGAAGCTAAAGCATTTGTTGATTTTCAAGAAATAGCAGAAAAAACACAGCAATCAAGTAGACCAGATCTTATATCTCAACAACAAGCTAGCCCAATAGGTAGGTTAATACTTGCTTTCCAAAACGTTACAATGCAGTATAATAGACGAGGTATTAAGTCTGTTAAAAATTTAATAAACCGTAGAGGTAGTGATTTAAGTAATTTATCACAAGCTGTTTATTACTTTGGTGTTCAAAACTTATTGTTTAACTCGTTGCAACAAGCATTGTTTGCTATGATATTTGATGATGAAACGCCTGAAGATGAACAAGATAAATATTTTAGAATAGGTAATGGTATGGCTGATTCAATACTAAGAGGTATGGGTTATAAAGCTGCTATCCTTGCTACGTTAAAAAATATGGTTATTAAGTTTAATGAACAAAGAAATAAACCTGCTAACAGAGCTGATTACGCTCAGGTGCTTATAGAAGCTATAAATTTATCTCCACCAATGGGTAGTAAAGCTAGAAGGTTTTATGCAGCTTTTCAAAATTACAAGTTTAATTATGATGAAATGGTTGAAAAGGGACTTTTAGATATAACTAATCCAGCTTATGAAGCTATGGCTAATTTAATTTCAGTTGGTACAAATGCTCCATTAGATAGAGCTTATCATAAAGTAAACAGTGTAAAACAAATTATGAACAGTGAGTTAGAAAGTTGGCAAAGAATATTTATAGCATTAGGTTGGAGAGACTGGCAGCTTGGTGTTGAAAACGAAAGATTTAAAAAACCAAGAACTATTATTAACGCACCAATAGGTAACGATAATTATAAACCAATAGAATTTAAAAGAAAGTAAAAACAAGTGATATTTAAAAGATAAGACTTAACTATGAAAAAACTACTATTAATCATTACATTGCTAATATCTAGCAATGCTGAAGCACAATTTTTTAAGGAATTATATAAAGACTTTTTAAAGTACGGTACGTTCTATGCTGCTGGTAATATAGAAAATGCACAAGCAGTACAACCAAACTATTTTATACGTACAGATCCTGAAGACTTTTATGGCATACCTCAAGTAGAAGACAGAGCTCAATACCACCCTTTTAATTATAGATATGGTTTTGGTATACGTAAATTAGCTAGATTTGATTACGAGGTAAAACCAGGTAACTTTTGGACAGGTAACAATAAAGTTGAAAAGCAAGTTGGTTTATCAGCACCTACATCAGCTGTACAAGGTTTAGAATATTTGTTACACTGGGAAAAAGAAAGACATAATGGTAATGAGTTTGATAATAAAAGATTATTTATTAGACATACTGGTGATTATCATATAGCTAAGTTTGAAGCTAGAGAAACTGGTAAAATAGATTTTGAATACATGTCTGGTGAATTAAGAGCTAGATTACCTATTGGTAAGAAATTTAGTTTATCTGCAGGTGCAATATATAGAACTCATCAACGTCCTTATGGTTACAACCCTGTAGAAATATGGTTAAATGAAATGGACGAAGATGGTAATGCAGCAAACCCATGGTATACATTAGGTTTTGAATATGGTTACGATGACTGGTATTATGCGTCTAATGATGAAAATGGTGATTCATTTTATGATTGGTATTGGACTAATCCTCAAGGTGATATTGTAGCTTGGACAGATCAACAGTTTAGAGATCTTATAATGCCTAGACTGTTAAATAGATTTAATCAAGAAGCATGGGCTGAACTAGATGCTTTCGCTGAGATCGCACCTATTGTCGGTTTTGACTTCTATCATTATAAAGCTAACTTTTGGATGCATGCCTATGGTAGCTGGATATTACCTTATCACAAGTATGTGCAAGGTAATGAGGACTTTAGTTATTTACATAGAAATAGCTGGGGCAAGGGTGGACACAACGATTTGCTTGACGGAGAGCAATGGAGTGATTACCAAGCAGGTTTAGTATTTGGTGTAAAGATCAGCAAATCAATTGGTTTATTTGTTGAAGGTGAATACACTAAGTTCTGGGACTCAGAAATGTTTAACTCAAATTTTGGTGTTAACTACACTTTTAGATAATGGAAGAACCAATGCTATCAGAAAAATCTGAAGTAAAGCTAGATATAAAAACATTAATAGGTATCGTAATAGGTATTGTAACCGTAGCAGGTATATGGTTTGATCTAACAGCTAAAATAAGTAACATAGAAGGTACATTAGTTAGATTAGAATATAACCAAACACTTAATGATGAATTTAGAATTAAATGGCCAAGAGGTGAAATGGGTGCATTACCTGACGACGCTAAACAAGATTTAAGAATAGAATATTTACAAGATGATGTAAAAAAACTACAAGAACTAATTGAAGAATTAAAAGAAAAATAAAATGGCAAAGCAAATAGGTGAAGAAACCAAGGTGACATTAGATTTAAAAACGTTAGGACTGATAGGAGCAGGTGTGTTTAGTCTAGCTGCAATGTGGTTCGCTTTACAAGCTGATATAGCGCTCGCTAAAGAATTACCCGAGCCTGTAATTGATAGAATAGAGTATGATCTGAAAGACGAGTTGATACGTCAGACAATTTTAGATACACAAGAGGATGTTGAGGCCATGAGAGAACAATTAGATAAGATCGACGAAAGATTATACGAACTACAAAAGAAATAAAAATGAAATACTTAATACTACTTTTAATCCCATTTATATCGTTTTCGCAAGTTGATGTACCTGAAAAATATTGGATTAATGATAGTGATTTTGAAGATAAGATAAATGTAAAACAAGCATTTGGTGATGATAACAACTTACCCGTTGTTGTAGAATTTTGGGCTAAGTTTAACGAGGATAATTGTTTTGGTGAATGGGAAATGTTAAAGGATGCAGTATATTACAGAGTTGATATAGGTAAAGCTCCTGCAGCTAAAAAGAAATATAAGGTACGTATGGCACCTACTATTATATTATTTAAAGATGGTATAAGAGAAACAGTTTGGAAAGCAGGTTTAGACTTGGAACTGCCAACAGATTTAGAAGAAATACAAAAAGCAATAAACGAAGTAAATCAAGCAAGTAAATTTTAAAATTATGTGGAAATTAACTAAACAATACTTTATAGATGTATGGACATACCTATGGAGTAAAACTACTGTAGATGATATTATTATAGCTAAAGCTGAAGAAATTAAAGCTAAAGCTAAAGAAATTAAAAAGGTAATTAAAAAATGAAACTAAGCGATCACGTAAGTTATAAAGAAGGTGTGTATAGCATTACTGCTTTAAGGCTTGGGTTAAAAAACGATCCCTCTGATGCTCATTTAGAAAATATGAAGCTTATATGCGAAAAAGTATTTGAGCCTCTTAGAATACACGTAGGAGGTCCTATAAAGATCAATTCGTTCTATCGTGGACCTGAACTCAACAAAGCTATTGGCGGATCAGCTAAATCACAGCATTGTCACGGGCAAGCAATGGATATTGACGATACTTACGGTCACGCTTCTAATGCAGCAATGTTTGACTGGATAAAAGCTAACTTAGACTTTGATCAAATGATATGGGAATTTGGTAATGATCAAAACCCTGATTGGGTACATGTTAGTTATGTAGGTCCTGAAGCAAATAGAAAAAGATGTTTAAAAGCTTATCGCGAAGGCGGTAAAACTAAATACATGGTAATATGAAAATACGTCAACCAGAAGTGTTAGGTAGATCATTGTTATTGCTTATAGTATTATTTGCAATGGCATTAATGATAGCAGCATGTTCACCTTATTACTATCAAAGTAAAGGTCCTAAAGTAACGCATGTACTAGCTCTAACTGAAGAAGGTGACACATTGAAAATACCTATTAAAGATATTAAACCAAATGTAATATATAACGTGGTGGGATATGATTGGTATAGACCTTATAGTGGATACTACACTAGATGGGATAAACCGTATTATCACCCACATTTGTATAATCCACCTAAACCAATATTGAATGGTAATAGCAACTATAATAATAACAGTTCTAACAATACGCCAGTTAATACGCCACCTACGATCAAACCGGGAGGATCGGGCATAACACCACCACCAACTCCTGTTAACCCAAGAAAAAATAATTAATCATGGCATATAATAACACTCCATTAAAGAGAAAAGGTTGTGGGCCTCAAAGTTTAGGTTCACCACTTAAAAAGAAAGGTCCTTGTTGGGAAGGTTACGAAATGGTAGGTATGAAGAAAAAAGGCGGTAGACAAGTTCCTAACTGCGTACCTGTTAAAGGCGGTAAACCATCTCCAGCAAAGAAGAAATACTGTAAAAAATAAATTATGTATACATTGAAAGGAATAGGTCCCAATGCGCTAGGTTCTCCTATGAAAAAGCATTGTACACCTCTAAAACAAAGTAATAAAAGAACTAAAGGTAAAGGTAGACATTTCAGATCTTCTGAAGAAGGTGCTGGTATGACTGAAGCAGGTGTAGCTTCTTATAAAAAAGAAAACCCTGGTAGTAAGTTAAAAACTGCTGTAACCGAAAAAAACCCATCTGAAAAAGATGCAGCTAGAAGAAGATCATTTTGCGCAAGATCAAGAGGTTGGACTGGTGAAAGAGGTAGAGCTGCAAGACGTAGATGGAGATGTTAATATGAAAAGTATACCTATAACTAATAAGACTAGTGCACTTAAACTTGTTTCCGGTAATCAAGAAGGACCTTGTAATAAACCTGGTTATCCTCCTTGTAAACAAGAATATATAAGCATGCTTGGTGATTATCGAGGTAAAGGTCCTCGTGATTTAAATAAGTCTTATTATAATTCTTTAGTAGAAAGAGCTGATGAGTATTCGGAAGGTGGTAAAAGGTCTAACTATATACATCCAGGAGATATAACTCGATCTATTAGAGGAGAAAACACTAGAAGATATGAAGATATAAAAAGTTCACCAGCTTACGATAAGTTTGTTAACAATCCTAATGCTGGACCTATTATAAAAGGTTTAGGAAGAGAGCTCTCTGTACTTGAAGGTAAATCTGGTGGTTATCCTACTCTATATCAAATACCAACTAGAGATGAGCTAGGTGTTTTAAATAAATTAGCTGAAAAGTATGCTGACTCTGAGGATATAAATAAAGATCTAAACCTTGTTGATAAAGCTAGAGGGTTTGCAAAAGCTTTCAAAATATCACAACAATATCCAAACTTAATGGAGATATATAAGAAAAAAACTAGATAATTATGGGATTTAAACTAAAAAATAAAAACATACCGACTAATTTCAAGGCTAACTATATTAGACCTACGAACTTGTCTATAGAAAAGTCTCCATTAAAGCAAGTTGGCGGTTTTAATATTAATCCTCTTGCTACTAAAGTAATGGCTGTTGCATCAAAAGCCGCTGATGATATAAGAAAAGCTGACACTGAAGATTTTATTATACCACAATCTGTACAAAATTTAGTACCAGCATCAATAAGAATGCTTGGTTCAGATGTATTACAAAACATTATGGGTGTTGAGCAGAAAGATAAAAAAGATATTACTGAAAGACATTTTAGTAAAAAAGAATTAGAAGCTTTAGCACAAGCAAGAGCAAGAGCTGAAGCAGATAATAGAGATTATATAGACTATCAAGATTACAATACAGGTGGAGAAGGAGCTGGTAGATTTGATGACATCGGTGGAGCTGGTTTTACTGGAGGATGGGGTGGTAATAAAAAGACCGAAGAAAGTCCTGGTATACTTGGATTACTAAAAAGAACATTTGATCCAGCTTATTCTATGAAAACAACCCTTGGTGCTGTTCGTTTTAAAAAGAATGAAGATGGAACATATACATACACAGACCAATACGACTTCAATGATGCTAAAGAAGGTGGTATGCAAGGTTTCAGAGATGAAGTAGCAAGAAGAGAAAAAGAGGGTGATCCTCTTACAGCATATCAAAAAGTAAGATTATTTGCTAAGTATATGGGAAGTGGTGCTGATGAAGGAGCTAACGTTAAAATAATATCATAATTATGTGGTCACTATTTAAAGATAAAAACGAAATAAACGAAAAGAACATTATAGGATTTGCTTCATTTATAGTAATGACATTGTTTGCTATAGCAGATCTTGTAACTAGTTTCTTATTTGTAGATGGTAAATTAGTAATTAATGAAGTAATATACAACTCGTTTGTATGGGTTACCTTAGGTTGCTTTGGAATATCTGCATTTGAAAAAAGAGCTAAGTGAAGTTCTTTGACTTAAATAATAATGGTAAGTACGATTGGTGGGAATATATATTACCGATTGTAATATTATTATGTGTTGAAGTATTAGCTGAGATTATAGCTAAATTTTTGATACAGCAGTTTTTTGTGGTATAGACTTAGTTCTCTTCATACCTTTCATCCAGCCTTTATATTCTATATCATTTTCAGATAAGTTACTTAATACATGCCAAGTAAATAATCCTTTCCTTTCTAAGAACGACATATACTCTTGTTCTAATTTCATATCATGAGCTGAATGTGCTAACATATAAACAGGCATATGCCAACTATGTGGATCACATAAACTTTCTCTACCTTTCTTATCATCAGGTCTTTCCTTAATAGTCTTAGCAAAAAAGTCAAAACCTATTAAAGACATACTCTTATATGTCCTGACTTTTTCTATAAACCATAATATGGTTATAAATCCTGCACTTGGTCTAAGGTCTTTACAACCTAAAATATCTTTATTAAAAGCACTCATACGATCTATAATCTCTTTATCCGAGTACATAAACTCATAAGGCATATCTGGTAAGTGTTCTTCTATCTTCCAGCTTTTTAATGCTAGATTACCTCTACATCTATTAACTAGTATTCTAGTATCTTTAAACCTACCAGTTTCAAAATCTTCTTTTAAATTATTATAACAAGGTGCTCTAAATTGTCCTGTTACCCATATATCACATTTGTGTCCTATAGATTCTTGTTGTAGATCATTTGCTTCTATAGCTCTACCAAACCTAACAACAATATCGTGGCTGTCTATAAAGTCAGCATGCTTATGATGCATGATCTCTACAGAGTTGCCAACGAATATTATTGATTTATCTTTTACAAAGTCTTGTATACTTTCCACCATTCCTCTGACAGTTCTGCTTCTTTATAATTATCAAACCAAGGTCCACCGCTTGTATAATGTAATGCTTTTATTTTATTATAAGGGTTATATCTTTTCTTGTATATACCTACTAAGTGATTATATTGTCTAGGTATTTCACCTATATTCTTAGCCCATCTTAGTTCGTGTAGATCAGCGGGTCTTGCATCATCTAAATACTCTT